AAACCGTATTAAATAGATTTTTTCTGAAATATGTTGAAACAGTATTAACAGAGGGGTAGGTTTTTTATGGAACTGAATTTATCACCACTAGAAGCAATGATTGTTGCTATCAATAAAAAAGAAGTACGGGAAAGACCCTGCAACGAGATAAAAAAAGATTTAGAGGAGTTTATTAAAAATGATTATAATAAAATGCGAGGATGAACTGTTGATGTTGAGCGGGAATGCTTATATTAAGGCTATCAAAATAGATATTCCCGACAATAATAAAGAATTAACAGGCAAGCTAGATATATACTGCCAAGAATTCAGAAAAACGGCATTAAGTATAACTTATGACAAAAAAGTCGTAGAAAAGCTGTTAAATGAATGTATGACAGCGATAGAAGCAGAAATGTCTTGCGCGCCTGACTGCAACACCAATATATTTATTGATTTAAAAAACATTATTGATTGTGCGATAAAAAAGGTAGAAAGAGGGCTAGAAAATGATTAGATTCTATATAGACGGGACAACAGGGCAAAAAGACGGTACAGAAGTTACATCAATAAATCCTATCACAGCTACAGGGCTTTTCCCGTCGGGTAGCACGGCAGCAAGCAAAAGCGTTAAGGTATATATCAGAGCAGACGCGGGAGAAAGTTATAGACAGGTTTTAGTTGGAGTTAATGCCGATAAATTTACTAAATGCCGTATAACTTCATTCAACAACTCAATTACGCAAACGATAGGTTTAACAGGGGGGTATTTTGAAACCGTATTAAAAACAGTTTCGGATGTCAATCAAGAATTAACCTTTACTTTTTACGCAACAGCAAGTGACGGGGCTACGGTAGATACTTCAATAAAAATTTATGCCTATGTTATAGATTTAATTCATAGTATAGAATAGAAAGGAAGTGTAAAAAATGGCAAATCATTTACACTGGTACACTGGTGGCACTATAGGAGCAGCGGACGGTGAAGAAGTCGACATAAGCAGTCCTTTTAGTTTAGGCACTGTAAATACATTTACAGATATCATCTCGTACCCAACCTCAACAGTAGGTGTTGCGAATTTTTGCCCTTTAATCGGATTCCCGTTATATTTAAGAACAGAGGCAGGCTTTGAAATATCTAGCGGAACATTAACAGCGGGGTATCAGTCCAGTACGATTATTATATCCGCGATAGGAACACAGCAAAGCCAAGTTAGACCAGTATTGTTTCAAGATAAAACAGCACTCTTGCAGGCTTTAGACGGAAGTAATATATACGCTGCGATATCGCCAAACAATCCTCTTGCTATAAATTCTACAAATAAAATAACCTCTGTAAATAGCTGTTTGTTTTTTATTGTAGCAATAAAGCCCGGCGCACAAGTAGGCGATTAATACCCGCAGAATTTATTAAATTTTAGCTTTACTGAAACGGAGTTGACAAGCTAATGTTTAACCGCAGATTATTGATTGCAAATTCGGGGGGGACATACCCGCTGTAGTAACTATAAATTTTTATCTGAAATGCCTTGATTATCAGCCGGGTGTTATAGACCTGCCTGTAACCTTTAAGATATCAGATTTTAAAACAGAAGAACAAACTTACTATGCAAAAGTAAATTCTACCGTTGGCGTTCCTGTGAATTTGTATGCGGAAACGGTATATGAAATAACAGTGCAAGATGATAGGTTTTTGCCAATATTAGAAGATACTGTTTTTCATGCGAATGTAGATTACTTAATATTACTTGATTTAATTTAAATATCAAAAGTTAAGGTGTGATAAAATGGATATAGATAGAATTTGCTGCCGCTGCAATAAGCCTTTGCTTACTGGTTACTACTACTTTAATAACAAATTCGGTATATGTATAGATTGCATTACTAAATTATCCGTTTTAGAAATCCGAAACGAAAACCAGTTACATATCAAAGAGGTTGAAGCTGCGCTAAAAAAGGGGAATTGCTAAAATGATACATCAATGTACTTCATGCGGTAAGATAAAGCCTATTGAGTGGGCTTTTGAAATGCCCGCATATCATAAGACTTATTATATATGCAAAGAATGCTTGCCTAAAATATACGAAAGAATGAATAAGAAGTCACAAAAAAACTCTAAAACACAAGAAACCAGTTATTTTAGAAAAAGTTAGGGGGTGTAAACATGGCAGAAGTTGTTGAATTAAAAGCGTTTGTTACTGCAAGCCCAAACGAAGCAGATTTTTCGTCAGTAGCGACTAAAAGAGAATGGGAAGCATATCCTACAGTGAAAGGATATGTTACAGCTCAATCCGATGAAAGCAGCTATATCGACGGCGAAACAATGCGCGTTGTTGGGGTTAATTTGCAACCTATAACGCAAATATACACGTTTGAACCACTTACAGGCTCAATAGATATTGATAACACATATCAGATTGAAGTGAAAGCTAAAGATAAGCCGAAACCGCCAAAGCCGCCCAATATCCAAGAACCTATTTACGTCACAGGTAAATATGGAATTGAAATGAACCCGTATTTTACGCCCGGAGATATAGGGCATACACTATACCTTAATGACAAGTGGGATATATTTAGTGACGCAAGCGGACAAATAGCGTTAGTATCCGGCGCATATGCTATAGCACAGAATGCGGCGAACGCAGTCAGGCTGTTTAAAAACGACGCTTATTTAGCACAAACGCGCGGGATTCCACATTTTGAAATCGAGCTGGGCAAAGCCCCGGCGATTGCCGCCCCTATCCTGCGAACTCGCATACGTGAAACCGTTCTGAATGTAAACGGAGTAACAGGCGCAGAAGTTGACTTAACATTTGATGAAAGCGGGCGTGTCATGGGCGGTGAAGTGCAAGCGACAGTACTGGAAAGCGAAAACGTTCAAATTGACTTTTAAGGAGCGAAAACATGACTTACATTTTTTATCTAATATTAGATATCCTATTTACATTGATATGCTATGTAACTAATCCAGTTGTAATATTATTCTCAAACGAACACGGAGAACTTCCATACTCTCTGCGCTGGTGGCAGACTTACGATAATTGTATCGACATACCGCATACGATTAACAGCGGCGTTCCAAAGCTGTTTAGATATGACTTTGACAAGCATTATAAATACACCCCTGAATTCAAAAATAAATACGCCATGAAGCCGGGATACGTAGAGATATTAGACCCGAATTTTACCGTATGGGAAAAAATTCAGCGTTATTTTTGCCGTAACGTTTGGCTTTATAGAAACACTGCTTATGGCTTTTCTTATGAAGTTTGCGGACGTTACGTATTCGCCGATAAGGTAAAAACATACGTTGACTATAACTATGCTGAAAACGACAAATGCTATATCGCTGTCGTTAACGATAATCGAATATTTTTAAATAAAACATGGAGCATATTTTACACAAAAAAATATTGCAAATGGTTTTATCTGCGAATTTATTTAGGCTGGAAATTCAAGGGGACTGCGGGGCAATCTATGATCGCTTTTCATATCAATCCATTTAGATTAAACGATTAAGGGGGATTAACAATGATAACATTCAACCCGGATACGGGGCTTATATCAAGCGGAACGGCGGCGATACGGGCTAACCTTGTAACTCAATGGCAAAAAGCATTCGCGACAGACCCCGATAAGCCATTGCTTGACACAGCCCCCGAAACACCAGCGGGGCAGCTCATTGACGGACAGGCAGTATTAATTAACAGGAAAGATAGCGAGATTCTTTATCTTGCGAACATGTTTAATCCCAAAACCGCGCTTGGAATATGGCAGGACGCACTAGCAGGCATTTACTTCATTGAACGCCATATAGCCATAGCAACCCTTGTTACGGGCAACATCAAAGGCGCATACGGCACAGTTATACCCTATGGAGCTATAGTCCAAGACCAAAAGGGATACACATATACGAACGTCACAGTAACGACCATAGGAGAGGACGGAACAGCTACAGCTATTTTCCGCTGTAGCCAGCGTGGGGCGATTGAAATAGGCGTAGGGCAGCTTACGAAGATAGTTACCGTTGTTCCCGGCTGGGACAGCATAACAAATCTAGCCGCAGGCGTCACCGGACGAAACAGCGAAACGCAGGCAGAATTTGAACAGCGCAGACGTGCCAGCGTAGCACAGAACGCCCACGGCATAGCGTCGGCGGTTGAGGGCGCACTAGCTAACCTTTCCGACGTAGTAGCCGTATCGGTTTTAGAAAACCGCGGTGACACGGACAAAGTGCTTTACGGCGTCACACTGCCCCCGCATAGCATTTACTGTAGCGTCTATGGCGGGAACATAGAGAGTATAGCCAAAACGATTCACGAAAAAATTGACGGCGGCTGTGGAATTTCGGGAAACACAAAAATCGCTTATGTAGATGAAAAAGGCAATGAATTCGTTTACTACATTGAGATACCGACAACAACAACATTCGCGCTGTCTGTAAAGATAAGGAAAACTTCGACGCTTCCGACCAATTACGAAGAACAAATTAAAAAAGTTGTTCTTCAAAACTTCAACGGCGAATTAAATAAATACGGACGCGCGAAAATGGCACAGACGATTTACGCAAGCCGCTTCTACGCCGATATAGTTGACGTTGGAGTAGATAATCTCGAAAATATTGAGATATCATACCCTAGCGGGTCAGAATGGACTGATAGCGTCGATATTCCAGCTAATCAGATACCAGTAATGAGCGAAAGCGATATTAATATTACCGTACTAGATTAAGGGGGCTTAAACATGGACTTTAGAGGGCAAGAAGATGTTCGAGAGTGCGACAATATACGTGTTGAACTACAACCGTATATCCAAAGTCAATACGGTAGCAGCACAACTATTTATCAGATTTTAGATGATTTTCGCGCGAATATCGACCCTAGTAAAGATATGCTAGTTTTTTATGATAACATATTTAATATAGCGACGGCTAATGGCGTCGGGCTTGATACATGGGGCGAAATCCTTGTTATTGGCAGAACGATAACAGACCCTATTAACGGGAAAAAATTCACGTTAGAAGATGATGAATACCGCTCACTGCTTTACTATAAAGCGTTAGCTAACATCACCGACGCAAGTCTTGCGACGCTTAACTATATGTTGAACAAGCTTTTTCCTGAGCTGGGCGGCGTTGTATTCAACGTTATAGATGAAAAACAAAGAGAGGACGGCACATTTTACAACAACTATCCCATGCACGTTCGCTTCGTATTCGCAATGTATTTAACAGATGTACAGCTTGCCATATTTAGGATAGGCGCGAATTTAATCGTAGGCGCAGGCGTCGGCTGGTCGCTAGTTATGATTGATACCGATAATACGTTTGGTTTTAATGGCAGCTTATTGCAGCCATTCAATAATGGCGTCTTTGACCCGTACCCCCAATCTATAGAGTAAAGAAAAAAGAAAAAAGGAAGTGTTAACATGGCTATTCCAGTAGTTCAAGAACCATTGTATTTATTTGAGCGCCCTTTCGCTAATGAAGGAACAAAAAACATAATTCCGGCAACGAATAACGAAGCAACGGGATTAGCGTCACAGACGAACGGCTTTCCGGCTATAACGCAAGTCCCAATTAAGGCAGGCGGCATAGCCCCGACACGGGCAGACTTTAACGGTATTCTTTATATGCTATCTGCGTTCGCATACTGGCAGCAAAGCGGCGGTTTAATGACTTACAAGACGACTTTACAGTATTCTGCAAGCTGCCTAGTAAATCACAACAACAAGCTTTATATGTGCATTCTTGCTAATGGCGTAGATACGGCGGCAGGGCTAAAAACTCCGGGCATTGATACAACATACTGGCAAGAGCTATTGCCATATATAGGCGGTATCACACCTGAACAAGTACAAGATAAGATAGACATATCCATTGGAGAGATACCCAAACCTGTGGCAACACATTTCGGCAGTTATTCAAGTGTTTCATTAAGTGGCACTACTACAACAGACGGAATTATAACTGCAAAAAGTTATTCGAATACTGGGATTACTGGCTATGTAAACGGTTTAGAAGTAATGTATACCGCAGGTAGAAGTAAATACGGACAAGGAAGCTGTTCAATATCTTTTCCAGTACCAAAAGGTGCTACCTATTTAGTGAGTGGCGCGGACTATGTGCGCTGGCTACCATTAATAAGCGACTAACAAAGGGGTGAAAAAATGGATATTAACAATATAGTCAACTCAACCCGTATAAGAAATGCTAGGTTATTAGATGACATTAATAACAAGATATTAAACAGAGAATACTACAAATTCAAATACCTGCCGATAGAGGGCGCACTGCCCGGGTTATACTTTCAGCAACAAACAGAGGACGCTATTAACGATATAGGCAACGTAGCATATGCAACGGAACAAGTCGCAGATGAAGCGTTAAAAATAGCACAACAGGCTTATAACATAGCTTTAGCAGCATTAGAAACGGCGAATAATGCACTTGCCGCGGCTCAAACAGCGCAACAAACCGCTGATACTGCATTGAATATTGCAAACAATGCTTTAAGCGTTGGAACAGCTGCGGCTGTAGCGGCAGCAGCAGCGCAAAACAGAGCAGACGAAGCATACGATTTAGCTGACGCAGCGCAAAAAGCCGCTGACGCTGCGCAAAATACTGCTGACGCTGCACAAAAAGCCGCTAACAGCGCAGCTAATGACGCTACAAATGCGTTAACAAAAGCAGAGGACGCATTGACAAAAATTGAGCAGTTAAGCGTATTAAATTATTATAACAACTTGACAGAAGCGACAGATGTAAACACATTAGTTGATATTCATCGCTGGTATTTACAAGCTTCTAATAATCCTAACGCGCCCGAAACAAACCCGGGCTTTTTAAATGTTGATAACGACCATAATGACAGTGTATGTAAACAGTTATGGGTGAGCGAAACGACCGGAGCGATTTATAACCGTTTCGGGCAAATCGTAGAAAACAGTGACCCGGCTACTGTTAGTAGTTGGTCAGAATGGTATAAGCTGGCTACAAAAGCAGATATTGACGGAACTACGACGGCATTAACTGAAAGGATAAATACTGTAGCGAATAACCTTGCTACACATGAAGCTGACGTCAATAACCCGCACAAAGTAACCGCGGAACAACTCGGATTAACTACGGTATATCAATATAAAGGCAGCGTTGCTACCTACGCCGATTTACCGACTACAGGGCAGAAAGTAGGCGACGTGTGGAACGTTGAAACGGCAGACCCCGACCACGGTATTAAAGCAGGGGACAATGTAGCATGGGACGGCGCACAATGGGATATTCTAGGCGGTAACCATGATTTAAGTGGATACGCTCAATTAAATTTAGCTAATACCTTTACCGCTTTAAATACTTTCAGAGCAAACATTATAGTATCAAACGGCACAGCGGCAGGTAGCAGTGGCAGTATAAGTTTTGGCATTTCTCCAGCAGATGAAACAGTACAGGCGAGAATTGGTACAGACAATTTAGGTGGATTATTTTATCACGCAAGCACTTCGCAAGCTCATGTATTTAGAATTGGAACTAACAACGATGTGCTTAGTATACGTAGTGATACCTCAAAAATGACTTTAATAAGTAACAATCAACCTTTTGCAACGGTAACTCATACAGGAGTTGCGAGATGGCTGGGCAATGCAAAAACCGCTACGAAACTAGAAACCGCCCGCACAATAAACGGCGTGGCTTTCGACGGAACGAAAGATATTACCATTGAAGCAGGCGGGGGCGGCGGTGATGTTACCGCCGCAGGAGATAACAACTTTACAGGAACGAACACATTTAATAAACCTATAACAGTGAGGGACGGCGCACTTGCGGGCATTGGTGGAACTATCACATTAGGCATGAAGCCTAATAGCGCAACAACGCAAGCAAAGATAAATTCTACTGCCACCGGAGCAATGTATTATACAGCCACAGAAGGACTGGCACACTTTTTCAATGTTGGCACAGCAGAAGTTGCCACAATAGGCGGCACTGCAACGACGGCTACACTTGACTTTTTAGCTAATAGTATTCTAAAGTATAGCACTTCAAGTGGTTTAAGAGTAGGTGGCGGCGGTACAAGCAAAATCATAGGTTTTTACCCCGAGGCAGCCGATAACACGGCAGGTATGCGGCTTTCAAATCAAGCAGAAGCCATTAGCACTGACTACAGTATATTTTCTTTACAGAATAATTCTGCTATCAGCTATACGAAAAATGCAGCCTTGCAAGTTGGAAACTTTAAGATATTAGAAGTTGACAGAAATAACAATAATGTAACTATAAAGGCAGACAGTAATGGGCAGATACTATTCACGCCGAACAACCTAGCCAGCAACACAAGCAGCATTGATAGCAATGGTAACTTTTATATATCACAGGGCTTAACGGTTGGCTCAACGTTAAATACTGGCACGTCTAACGGCGTTATTCGAGCTGGCAACAGTGAAAACTGTTTGTATTTCTGTGGCACAGCAGAAAACACCTACTATTCAACGCCTAATACTGGCAATGTCATACTATATCAATCATCCGCAAACTGCTATCTAATTAACTGCGCAATCAACAATCCGTCGAGCTTAACTATGAATTTTTTAAACATGGACTTCAAAGCGACCGTAGGAAGTGTGCCTTATATGTGTAAGACGTTAACCTTTTGGTTACCTGTGGGGGCTACTGTTCCGGCGGTAACTTGGACGTTCCCGACGGGTAGCGCAGTCTACTACCCGAAAGGTGTTGCGCCGACTTTAACGGCTAACGCGAATAATATCATTAACGTTATAGCCGTAGTCGATGATACAGGCAGCTTTTCAATTCAGGTATGCGATACAGTAGTCCTGCCGTATAGCGGTTAAGAAAGGGGTTTGAAAATGGATAAAAAAACAGTATATAGATACAAAGGGACTGACTACACCAGCATTAACGCGTTGCGGCGAGCTATGCCGAATGTATCGCTTCCAAGCTCCTTAACGAACGAGCAATGCTACGCATTAGGCATTTTAAAGCTAGAATTAAACTACAGCACAGACGAAGCCCGAGCTATACGCATTAGCCAGTTATATCAAGAATATCAGTCCGAATTAATAGCTCCCACAAAGTACGAAGTCAACGGTAAGACTTACTACATTGACAGGGACACAGACAACATTATTAAATTTAATTCGGCGCATGAAGTTGCAAAAATGAAAGGCGATAACCTTTTTAGGGCGAAAAATGAAGCGGGAGAATATGAGCTAGTAACATTAACGGTAGGCGACTTTGAAAGTATCTTATTAAAATCAGCCTTGCTGCAACAAGCAGCATACAAACGCTTCAAGCAAGCGCGGGACGCCGTCAACAAATACAAACGTGCAGACAAGATTTTTTCAGTTGAGTTATTATATTAAAAGAGTCAAAAACATCGTAACCGCATCAGTTTGACAGGCTGGCAGTTACACCCCCTCTACAAAAAGCAGGGCAAAAGCCCTGCTTTTTTATTTTGCAATTTTTCAAAAAACACTTGACAACAGGACAAAGGGGGGCTATAAT